ACATTTATTTTAGAAATGGTATTTACAATCCACACGCAGGTCATAAATCTGGTACAGGTGGTGTAATCACAACATCAGGTTTTAAAGTTCCAAATGATACAAATGTTTATTTCCTTGATGATGATGGAAATAGAAATATAAGAAGATATTATTTTGTAGGTTCGGTTAGAACATATGTAAATAATACTCAAGGAACTGTGAATTACGCTACAGGTCAAATTACAATTAACTCTTTAACAGTTGCGTCAGTAGAAAATATACGAGGCGCTTCATCAACTGTTATTGAAGTGACTGTTGAACCAGCATCTTATGACATTGTTCCAGTAAGAGATCAGATTTTAGACATAGACACAGCAAATTCATCAATCACAGTAGAGGCAGATACCTTTGTTGGTGGCTCTGCTGATGCTGGTATAGGTTATACAACAACATCTAACTACTAATGGCAAAGTTCACCGATAAAATATCAAACCTGATTAATCAGCAGGTTCCAGAATTTGTTTTAGAACAACACCCTAAATTTTTAGAGTTCTTAAAAACGTATTACACGTTTATGGAATCAGCGGAGTTAGGTGTAACTTCAGTTCAAACCACAGATGGTATTCAATTAGAAACAGAAACTGCTCAAAATAATGAATTAATTTTAGATGGTTCTCGTTTAGATACAGATAGAACACAATTAGATGCGGGTGATAAAATACTTTTAGAAAGTTCTGCCTTTGGTAAGTTTACAAGAGGTGAAACTATTACAGGTCAAACATCAAACGCAACAGCAACTGTACTTGCCGAAGATTTAGATAACAATAGACTTTTTATTTCAGCGCAAGATAAGTTTATAGATGGTGAACAAGTGATTGGTGCTAGTTCAAACGCTACAGCGATTATTAACAATTACAAACCTAATCCAGTTCAAAATATACAAGACCTATTAAATTTTAGAGATCCTGATAAAGTAATATCTAACTTTCTTACAAAGTTTAGAAATGAGTTTTTAAATACTTTACCCGAAACATTAAGTAATGGTGTTGATAAAAGAAAGTTAATTAAAAATGTAAAATCATTGTACAGAGCAAAAGGTACAAATAGAGGACACGAATTATTTTTTAGATTGTTATTTGGATTAAAATCTGAAACAATCTATCCTAGAGAACAAATGTTAAGAGTATCTGATGGTAAATGGGATACAAATAAAATATTAAGAGCAATCGCTTTTTCTGGAGATACATCAGATTTAATTGGTCGTACAATTGAAGGTGAAATTTCTGGAGCCACTGCAATCGTAGAAGATATATTTAAATTTCAAAATGGTGCTAATCAAGTTACGGAATTTATTTTAAATGAAGATACATTATTAGGTACTTTTCAAATAAGTGAAGTTATTAGAGGTACAAAAAATGATAATGAGGACATTTATATTAAAGCATCAGTTACTGGTATTCCTAGTGTATCTACACTATTAAATGATGGTAGTTTATATAATGAGGGTGATATTGTATCAGTTGTTGGCGGTGGTCAAGGAGCAGTTATACAAGTTGACGCTGTGGGTCGTGGAGGTATTACTGAATTTATTATTGCTAATTCTGGTTCAGGATATGTAATTGGAGACGATATTGTTTTTACAAACACAGGAACGGGTGGTGGATCAGCAAGAGCCAAAGTATCAGTTGTGAATGGTGGATTGACACAAGAAACATCTACATCAACTACTGAAGATCACATAGTATTAGAAGATGAAACTACAAGAGGAGACCCATATACAGGAAATAAAATTGTACAAGAGAGTGGAACAGGTTCAGGTGATATTACTGATATAAGAATTATAAATGCTGGTAACAATTATAAATCTCTACCAACTATTGAAGTAGATGATACAAATGGTTCTAATGCTGAAGTTTATGCTTATGGTACAGAAATCGGTCGTGTGTTAGGATTGAAGATTATTGATTCAGGTGCTGAATATCAACAGTCACCATCTCCTCCGACATTGTTATTACCAAGTTATTTACTTATCTCAAATGTATCAGGTTCTATCTTAGCAAATGAAACGGTATCAGGAATAGATACTTCTTCTACAGCAATTACAGCTAACGTAGTGTCTTATTCTTCAGAATCAGGCTTATTAAAAGTTTCTAGTTCATCTGGACAATTTGCTGAAAAATCAACAATAACTTTAAGTGGTGGTGCAACTGCCACTGTTGAGAAAAATGATTTAAGTACAGCAACAATTACAATTGACTCTGTTGTAGATACAAATGGTAGCTTTATAAACCAAGATGGTTGGGTTTCTGAAACTTCAATGAAAATACAAGATAGTTTATATTATCAGGATTTCTCTTACGTAATAAAAGTAGGTCGTTCAATTAACGACTGGAGAGATAGTTTCAAAAAAACTATACACACATCCGGTTTTTATTTTTCAGGACAAGTAGAAATAACTAATAGAGTTGATGCAAAAATTAAATTTCCTATCACTGGCGCAATTAGTGGTTCTATTGATAGTCCATTATTTAATATTCTTAATACATTATTCTCTACAATTTTTGGTAGAAGACTAGGAACTATAGATGACGGTACATCATTAAGAGCCAATGCTCATATTGGAGGTAATCCAGATTTTGATACAAGTACATTATCACCATTTAGTTCAACTACTAGAGATTTAACTTTAAGTAGAGAACCAATAGGAATAAGTTATGTTAGTAGGGTCAGAAGAACAATTAATAATGTTTTTATTCGTCAAGGATTTGCTTATGCAGGACCTAGATTTGGTTCAATAAATAAATTTGCTAATACAGTATTTGGAACTAGTAATAGAAAAAGCGGTATTACATTTCAAACATTAAATGAAATCTTAGTTACAGGGACTCGTTCATCTTTGAATGGCCAAAAGGGGATATTTTTAATGACATCAAATGAAGATGGTCAAAAAGTTAAAACAAACTTTACTTTTCCGTGTCAAGTAACTTATAATAAAGATCAAACATTTAGCGGAACTTTCATAAAATTTGATAATGATTCTCTAAAATTTGATCAAACTACGATATAAATATAATAAAGGATTATAAACAAGTATAAATAGATATATGCCAGCAATTATTACAAATAAATTTAGAATACATAATGCGGAACAATTTAGTGAATCTTTTTCAGAAGCTTCACCTAATGTTTATTATTTAGGAATTGGTCGTCCTCAAGCATGGGGAACATTAACAAGAGGTGATGGTCGTACAGATTATGAAGGAACAGATACATCTCCTATAACACCTGCAGATTCAGTTTCAACAGAATTTAATAGTTTTGATGATCTATTAGCTATAAAACGAGTTACAAGTTCTGATACAGCATTTGTTGTACCAAGAAGAAATTGGACAACAGGTACAGTTTATGATTATTATAGACACGACTATGGTCAATATGTAACTGGTTCTACATCAACAAGAGTTACATCAGATAGTAGTGCAACTACATTATTTGATTCAACTTTTTATGTATTAAATTCAAACTTTAATGTTTATAAATGTTTAGATAATAATAGTGGTGCTAATTCAACAGTAGAACCTACTGGAACTTCAATTACTACGTTAACTACAGGAGACGGATATAAGTGGAAATATATGTACACTTTATCCGCAGCTGAACAAACAAATTTCTTATCTACAGATTTTATGGCTGTAACTACAAATGCCAGTGCAGGTACAGGACAATCAAATGTAATATCTGCTGCTGTCGATGGCGCAATAGACATAATCAAAATTAAAGCTGCAGGTTCTGGTGGAACAAATGGCACATTCACAAACATAGATATACGAGGAGATGGTACAGCCGGTAAGTGTTCAGTAACAGTTGCTGGGGGTATAGTAACTACAGTAACTGTAACAACTGCGGGTACAGGATATACTTTTGGTACCGTTAGTAATGCACAAATAGTTACTGCTGGAGCAACAAGTTTGTCTGGCGCAGAATTAGATGTAATTATTGGTCCAAAAGGTGGTCACGGTTCAAATGCTAAAAATGAACTAGGTGCCTTCTTTGTAATGATGAATACAAATTTAGAAGGAGCTGAATTAGCAAATTCAGGTGACTTCACTGCAACAAATGATTTTAGAAAAATAGTTTTACTGAGAGATCCTAATTCAAATGGATCTGCTGCAACTGGAACTACTTTAAGAGTAACTAAAGCTATAAAAATTAGTTCACCATCAGGTAACTTTACAGTTGATGAAGAAATCAATCAAGCGACAACAGGTGCTGTAGGTAAAGTTGTAGAATGGGATAGTTCAAACAATATTTTGTATTACATACAAACAAGATTTAATGATGAAGGACTTGATAGTAATGGTAATCTAACAGCATTCTCAGGTAATAATACAATAACAGGTCAAAGTTCTTCAGTTACTGGTTCAGTTGATACAACAGAAAATGGAACAGTTAACAATGTATCATTTACATCTGGTTATTCTAATTCAGAATTAGATCACAATACAGGTGATGTAATTTATATAGAGAACAGAGCACCAATAACAAGAGCAACAGACCAAACTGAAAATATTAAATTGATTATAGAATTTTAACGAGAGGATACTTTAATAAATGCCAAGTCCAACTGATTTTAATCTCTCTCCATACTTTGACGACTATGTTGAAAGTAAGAAGTTCCATAGAGTTCTTTTTAGGCCATCATTTGCAGTTCAAGCAAGAGAGTTAACACAATCACAAACAATATTACAGAACCAAATTGAAAAAGTTGGTGATCATCTTTTCAAACAGGGTGCTATGATTATACCTGGTCAGGTATCAATTGACACAAATTATACTGCCGTAAAATTAACTTCAAAATCAGCTTTATTATTATCAACATATTTAAACACAACAGTTACAGGTAATTCTTCAGGAGTTGTAGGTACAGTTGTTAAAGTTGATGTTACAGACGGAACTGATCCTGATACTTTATATGTTAAATATTCTAAAACAGGAACAAATAATACTTCTTACGTTTTTACTAACGGTGAAACTATAACTTCGAATGCCACAGGAAATCCTACTGCTGTAGTTGACACAACAGCAACAGGCTCAGCTGCCTCAATTAAACAAGGTGTATATTATATCAATGGTTTTTTTGTACAAGTTGACACTTCAACTTTGATATTAGACAAATATACTAATACACCATCATATAGAATAGGTTTTACAGTTACAGAATCTTTTGTAACTCCAAATGATGACGCAAGTTTAAATGATAACGCTGCTGGTTCATCAAACGTTAATGCTCCAGGCGCTCACAGATTTAAAATTTTATTAACACTAGCCAAAAAAACTTTAGCTTCTACTGAAGATGAAAACTTTTTTGAAATTGCTCGTGTTGAAAATGGTGTAATTAAAACATTAGTTAGAAATACAGAATATGCTGTATTAGAAGATACTCTAGCAAGAAGAACGTTTGACGAATCAGGAGATTATGTTTTATCAAATCCTGATTTTGATGTAAGAGAACATTTAAGTTCAGGTAACAATAGAGGAATTTATACTGCAGGTAACGGTGGAGATACTACTAAACTTGCAATTGGTATTTCACCATTTAAAGCATATGTTAGAGGTTATGAGGCAGAAAGATTAGGAACAACTTTTGTTGATATTGATAAAGCAAGAGATTTTGAAACTGCAAATAATCACAAAACAAGATACAACGTAAAAAATTATATAAATGTAACAAATGTTTACGGAACGCCTGATGTAGGATTTGTTTCAGGTGATGTAGAAGCTTTTAAATCTATAAATTTATTTGATACCGTTACTTCAGTAAGAGGTACTCAACAATCAACTGTAGGTGTAACTGTACCACAAATTGGTAGAGCAAAATCTCGTGGTTTTGAAACGGTATCAGCTACCGAAAGTGCCGATATAAATGCAACTTCTTCAATATACAGACATTACTTGTTTGATATTGAAATGTTTACACACTTAAATACAACTACTTCAGTTTCTTATACAACAGGAGAAATTGTATCTGGTGCAACTTCAGGTGCTACTGGTGTTGTACAAAGTGTTACTGCAACTAAATCAGCTGCTGTATCTTCAATTTCTGTTGCAAATCCTGGTGTAGTAACTTTAGCTTCTCACGGATTTAATGATGGACAACAAATTACTTTATCTGGTGGTTCTTTTCAAATAGATTCAACAGCTTATAGTGAAGGAGTTTACACAGTAAGAAACGCAACAACAAATACTTTTGAATTGTATAGTTCAAATGGAAAAGTTGCTCAAAACGTAACTTCATTTAGTTCTGCTCCAACAGTAAAACATACTACAATTGTTTTATCAAATGTAAAAGGAACATTTAGTGCAGGCGAAGTAGTTACAGGTCAAACTTCAAATGCAAGTTCAACAATTCAAAGTGATGTATTAGGATTTTTAGGAGTTAGAACAAGAGATATTTCTGCTGTTAAACAAATTGGTATGGCTGGTTCTCCAACTTATACTGCTGATACAGTTTTAACTTCAACTTATGGTGACAATTATGTTATTACAGGTAACGTATCAATTGCTAATTCAGCAAAAACATTATTAGGTAAAGGAACAAATTTCACAACAGATTTAAAAATTGGTGATTCAATTTCATTTACAAATGACGCAGGTTCTACAATAACTGCAACTGTAAATTATATTGTTTCTCAAACAGAATTAGAATTAACAAGTGCTGTAGGAGGTTCTGATGTTTCAACTGCTGCGGTACTAACAAGAAGAAGAGCTAAATTACAAAATCCTGAAAACAATATTTCTATTTTTAAGTTACCACACGTAACAGTTAAAACTTTAAAAACTACTGCAAATAGTGGTGCTACTGATACAAACTTTAATGTACGAAGACAATTTACAGCAACATTATCATCAAATGGTGACGCAACAATCACTGCTGGTACAAATGAAACTTTTGCGTCAAACGCTAGTGATGACTTTACAGTTTCAATTATGACAACTGGTGCTGGTTCAACAGGAGCTGTTGGTGATGTATTAAATTTAGAAGGTAATAACCACGAAGGAGATTCAATCTTTACATTAGGTGGTTCACCAACTGGTAAAACATTAACATTAGATTTTGGTGCAGATTTCCAAGGTCATAAAATAAAAATTTATGCAACCGCACAAAGAACAGTTGCTGGTTCTAAAACTAAAACTTTAAACTCTAGTTCAACAGTTGCTATTTCATCACAAACAACAATTGAAAGTGGTGTAATTGGATTAGGTAAGGCAGACGTTTATCAAATTAATAATGTTTATATGTCAAGTGGTTTTGGATCAGCTGCTACAAGTTCAGACACAAATATTACAAGTCGTTTTGATTTAGATACAGGTCAAAGAGATAACTACTATGATATTGGTAGATTAAAATTAAAACCAGGTGCAATTAGACCAACAGGTCAATTACTTGTTGACTTTGATTATTTCTCACACGGTTCTGGCGATTACTTTGACGTAGATTCATATTCAGGAGTTATTGATTATGAAAATATTCCAAGTTATACTTCAGACACTACTGGTGAAAAATATGAATTAAGAGATAGTTTAGATTTTAGACCAAGAGTTGCAGACAACTCTACAATTGGTTCTGGTTCAGCAGATAGAAATTATAGCGGTACAGGTTCATCAACAATTGATATTGTACAATTTAATGCTGATGTAACTACTGACTTTGAATATTATTTAAATAGAATAGACAAAATTTTTATTACTAGAGATGGTGAATTAAAAGCACTTAAAGGTGCTTCTGCAATTAATCCATTAGAACCTGGTAATTTAGACGGCCATTTATTATTGGCAACTTTAACTATACCAAGTTATACTTTAAATACTGCAGATGTAATTATTATACCTGAAGACAATAAACGATACACAATGAGAGATATTGGTCGTTTAGAAAATAGAATTAGAAATATAGAATATTACACTCAATTATCTTTATTAGAAGCTGATGCTCAAAGTTTACAAATACAAGATGCCGATGGTTTCGATAGATTTAAAAATGGTTTTGTTGTAGATAATTTTACAGGCCACAATGTTGGTGATGTAGGAAATAATGATTACAAATTATCTATTGATAGAGGTAGAGGTGAAGCAAGAACACCATTTAATGAAGATGTGGTAGAATTAGAAGAAATAGATGATGATTTAACAGCAATAGTTTCTGCTGATAGAACAGCTGCCAATTATGCTAAAACAGGTGATCTAATAACATTACCTTATACAGAAACAACATACTTAGAACAACCTTATGCAACTAAAACAGAGAATTTAAATCCATTTTTAATATTTAATTGGGTAGGTGATATTAATTTAGACCCACCAGTTGACGAATGGAAAGAAACGCAAGTTGCTCCTGAATTGGTTGTAAATTTAACAACAGGAACTTGGGACAATTTAATTAGAGATAGAGGATTAAATAATTCTAGTACAACTGAAATTCCAGTCGGTACTGAATGGAATGAATGGCAAGATCAATGGTCTGGTAATCCTAGATCAAATCAAAGTTGGCAAGGTAACTCTTTAGTGGAAACAACATCGCAAGATGTGGTACAAACTAGAAGTGGAATTAGAACAACAATCGTACCACAAACAGTTAGACAAAGTTTAGGTAATAGAGTTATAGCAGTTGCCTTTGTTCCTTTTATTAGAAGTAGAACAGTTACTTTTGAAGGTTATGGATTAAGACCTAATACAAGAGTTTATTCTTTCTTTGATAATATAGATGTTTCAAGTTATGTAACACCAGATGGAGGTTCATTAGGTGGTAATTTAGTTACAAATACAAATGGTTATATAAAAGGTACATTTGCTATACCTGATCCAAAAGTTTCATCAAATCCAAGATGGCGAACAGGTAAGAGAGTTTTCAGATTAACAAGTTCATCTACAAATTCCCAAGATAAAACAAATGTTGCGACAGCAGCTGAAGCAAATTATGATGCAAAAGGTTTATTAGAAACTGTACAAGAAGCAATTGTTTCTACAAGAGAAGCAACTACTACAAGATCAACAGTCACATCAACAAGAACAACCACTCGATCAGCAAGTAGAGTTATTGCTGTACAACAACAAGATACTGGAGGAGATTCAGGAAATTTTGATCCATTAGCTCAATCATTTGTAGTTGATGTAGAAGATGGTATTTTTATAACAAGTTTAGATGCTTATTTTGCTACAAAATCAACAACTATACCAGTCAAAGCAGAAATACGAAATATGGTAAATGGTTATCCAGGTTCAAAAGTTATACCTTTTTCAACAAAATGGTTAAATCCAAGTTCTGTAAATACAAGTACAGATGGTTCAACAGCAACAACATTTACTTTTGATTCTCCTGTTTATTTACAAGAAGGTATTGAATACGCTATAGTATTATATTCAGACTCTACAGATTATACAGCATATGTTGCAAGATTGGGTGATACAGTAATTGGTTCAGATCGTACAGTATCTAAACAACCCGCATCTGGCGTATTATTTAAATCAGCTAATAATCGTACTTGGTCTGCTGAACAAATGGAAGATTTAAAATTTAAACTTAAAAAAGCTGTATTTGACATTTCAAGTACAGGTACACTTACATTAGCAAATGCAAGTTTACCTAGTAAAACATTAGCAAGTAATCCAATTAGAACATTTAATGGTTCTGGTGTTATTAGAGTATTCCACAAAAATCACGGAATGCATTCTACAACAGACAATGTAACAATCGCTGGTTTAGCTTCAGGTACATATAACGGAATTGCTCATAGTGATATAAATGGAACATATACAAGTATTTCAAACATTACATTAGATAGTTATGATGTAACAACTTCAGGAACAGCAACAGCTACAGGTGATGTTGGTGGTTCTACAGTTACAGCAACACAAAATAGATTGTTTGATGTGTTACAATTACAAATTGGAAATGTAGTACACCCAGCAACATCTATTACATCTGCTCTAAGAACAACATCTGGTAAATCAGTTCACGGTTCAGAAACAGCATTTAGTTTACAAGCAAGTACAGCTGCTGAATCAGTTGTATTAGGTGATAACTTGTATTTTGATAATCCAAGATTAGTTGCAAGTGATATTAACCAAACAAATGAATTGTCAGGTTCAAAATCTTTTGTAGTTAATTTAACAATTACATCATCTAATGCTAACTTGTCACCAGTTATAGATTTAAAGCGAGTTAATGCTTTTACAATTTCAAATAGATTAAATAATCCTACTGTATCATCTACAAATACATTTACAGGCGATGGTTCAACAGTTGCGTTTACTTTATCTGGCACACCAACAAGTGTTCACTTATTAGCTGTTAAAAAAGACGGTAAAAAATTACAACCAGTTGATGACTTTACAGTTTCAGGTACAACTTTAACTTTGACTTCTGCTCCAGCAAGTGGATCAAAAGTTATTGCTAAAATTACAAACACAGTAGATTTTGAAGATGACACAGCAACTGAGGGTGGTTCGTCTGCAGGTTCTTATATAACTAAACCTGTAACTCTTGCAAATGCTTCAACAGCATTAGATGTACGATTAGCGGCTAGTGTAAGATCAACGTCTTCCATTAAATGTTACTACAGATTATCTGGTGGAGAAGAAACAAGAAGAATTGAAGATATACCATTTACACCATTTAATACAGATGGTAGTTCAGATGTGACTGTTGATCCGTCAAATGGTGATGTCATATTAGATTTAGATTTCAAAGATTACAAATTCAGCGCTAGTGCGTTACCTGAATTTACATCTTTCCAAATTAAAGTAGTCTTTAATGGTACGGTATCAGCGTTACCAGCGAGATTAAAAGATTTTAGAACAATAGCATTGGCAGTTTAATATGAGTAAAGTAAAAGTAGAAGGATTTGAAAGTTTAGTTAGAGATGTAAAATCTAACGCTATTGTACACACAAATACAACAGAATATAGTTTGTATATGGCAAGAGTGAGAGCGAGAGAAAAACAAGGTGATGAGATAAGAAATACAGTAAAAGAAATAAATAATCTAAAGGCAGAATTAAGAGAAATTAAAGATTTGATTAAGGGAGTATTAAGTAAATAAAATGGCAGTAAAAAATATAGCAGTAACGGATACACTAGAAACATTTAGAACTCAGTTTAACGACTTAGCAGCTAATGACTTTGGTGATATTGCGAATTTAGATGCTTCACTAAGTTCAACTAATTTAGTTGCTGCGATGAATGAAACACTTAACGTTGCTACTAATACAGCTGGGTTTACTATTAGAGATAGTTCATCTACTCAACAAATTATTGGTGGTGGTGATACATTAACTGTATTAGGTACGTCAAATGAAATTGAAGCAGTAGTTTCTGCTACTGATACATTGACTATCGGTTTACCTAATGATGTTACAATCACAAATAATCTAACTGCTTCAGGGTCAACACATACTTTAGGAACAATCGAAATTAGTGGTAATACAATTAGATCGACTGATTCAACAAGAATTAATATTAATGATACATTTAGAGCAAATTCATTTGAAACAACAACAGGATTATTACAAATTGATGAAGTATCTGGTTATCCTAGAATTAGATCAACAAGAACAGATGACTTTTTAATTTTTGACGCAATACCTACTTTTAATTCTTCTATTGTATTTGAAGGTGCAACTGCTGACGCTTTTGAAACTACAGTTAGTGTAACTGACCCAACTGCTGATAGAACAATTACTATACCAAATGAAACAGGTACTATCGTAACTACAGGTAGTTCAAGTGTTGTTACAAGTGCTATGATTGTAAATGGCACAATATCAACAGACGATATTGCTGACGATCAAATATCAGAAGCTAAAATTGCTGATGACGCTGTTGGACAAGATCAACTAAAATCTGTTGTTAATTTACAGATACTAAATTCTTCTGGAGGAGTATTGAAATCTCTATATGGCGCTGGTGCATAATTAGAAGTCATATAAGTATATGAGAAAGAATATATTATGGCAGTAAGAACACCTTTAAAAAACGATAGTGGTAATGTTAAAGAGATGTCCTCTGGAGAGGTCGATCAAATCATAGACCAAATCGTTTATCAATATTCATTAAATCCTAGTGTTACTTTATCTGTTGTTGGATCGGGTGGAACTTTAGGATCAATAGATGATACGAGATTACAAGCAGGTGCTCAATCAACTAGTACAACTTCTTTTCCAAGTGAGGCAACAACAGCAGAACCTTCAGTTGTTACAGTTTCATATGATAAAATATCTTCATCAACTGCTTCTGTTACTCCTACAACCGATACGGGTAAAACTTGGCCAGTTTATTATACATCTGGTGGACATATTCAAGCAATGTCTTTACAAGATGTTAAAGATACATTTTTACATCCTGCAATAGATTTATTAGTATCTGGTTCTACAACAACTCAACAAGCAGGAACATATTATATTTCATCATCTGCTAGTGTAGCAGGGTCTACTGAAGTTAGTGGAACATCAACACCAATATATGTAGATACTCGAGCAGATACATCTTTATACACTGCTGATTCTATACCTGAAACATTAGACCAACCAACGACTATTACTAATTATTATCTACAAAGAATAGATGGATCAGATACGTCTTACACAGTTCCTTTTTATATAAATGCTTCAAATCATTTACAAGAATTTGATACTGCTACATTTGAGTCATTGTTACAAGGATGGATTAGATATACAGCCGCTTCATCAACAGATGGATATGCTATTAGTTACAATTTAGGAACATCTGGTTCTGGTAATACTAGAGGTTCTGGTATGGGTGATACACGATTAAATGGTTCTGGTAATTATCAAACACGTTTTGTAAATACAGATGATTATAGAGCACAAGAGTTTCCTGATGGAACAACAACAACAATCAACACATATTATATGAGAATAAATAAATCATAATGAAACATAATGAAAATATTATTAACTGGTAGTGAAGGCTTTATTGGTCAAAATCTACAAACTTTCTTAAAAGACAAACATCAAATTATTTGTATAGATAAAAAAACAGGTAACGATTTACTTACTTGTGATTTAGACTATGATGTTGATATTGTAATTCATTTAGCAGGTTTATCTGGTGTAAGAGATAGTTTAGATAATCCTGTTGATTATTGGATTAATAATGTCGTAACAAGTCATAGATTATTTAAACAATTTAAAAATACAAGAATACTTTATGCTAGTTCAAGCACAGCAAGAGAGCCTTGGCGTAATCCATATGCAATGAGTAAATTTTATATGGAACATATTGCACCTGCAAATACAATGGGTATGCGATTTACAACTGTTTACGGACCTGGTGCGAGAAAAGAAATGTTTATACCTAAATTATTAAGAAATGATGTACATTATGTTAATACAGATCATAAAAGAGATTTTATACACGTTAACGATTTGTTGACAGCAATAAGTTTATTAATGACAAATAAAATTAAAAAAAGAAAAGTTATTGATATAGGAACAGGTGTTTCTAATAGTTTATTAGATATTACAAGTCATCTAAATATCAATGTTGAAGATAAAAGAATTGGTACTGTATTTGAAAGAAAAGATAATAAAGCACAAATAAATGCTTTAACTGAATTAGGTTGGAAACCTGAAATAAATTTATTTGATTACTTAAAGGAGAATTATGATAACTGAAGAATATTTAAAAAAGAATTTTTATACTGCTTACTTTATAGATGAAGAAAGAAAAAATATTGAGGTGTTAACTACAAGTGAAGATGGAAAAAGAATGATTCCAACTATTATACCTTTTGATGAAAAAAATGATTATTACAAAGCATTAAGTAAGTTTATGTCTGTAGATCAACTACACGAATCAACTTATCAAAAGAAAAAAGAAGAAAAAAGAATTTTTGAAAATCAAGTTATAAAAATTGCAAAAAAAGAAGGATTAGTTTTAGATACACACAAATTAGATACTAAATTTTTTCCTTTAGTAGTTAAGGCAATATTTGAAGATGATAATGAAGATCATTTATTTGCAATGAAGATTGCATTGTTTGAGTTAGACAAAATTAAAAATGCACCTAATGATGATAAAAAGAAAAAATTAAGACAATCGAAAAATAAAATTGAAGCATTAGAAGCTGCTTTTCAACTAATAAAATAATTAGACCACCAACCAGTCCAACCTTTTTCTTGTAAATGATGCATTTGACCTAATGTACATATACTGTAATTAGGATCACCATCTTTGTCGTATTCGTGTTCTTTTATAGAATAACAAACATCATCATAAGTTTTATAATCTATTTCTCTATAGTAAAATTCATCACTACCTTTGTGATATTTCTTTAAATAATATTCATCATTTGACTTGAATTTTTTCCATATATGTGATACATCTCCAGTCCAAGACACAATTGATGAGTTAAGTGGTGTATGACTTTTTACACCTTCTCTCCAATAGTCATATAACAATGTAAAATCTTTTCTAATTAAATTAGGTAATTTTTTGTAAATAACAACATCTAAATCAAAATAAAGATTTTCACCATCTCTAAACATATCATACATTTGAAGTTTATTATACCAATTGCCGTATATGTCATTTTCTATTACTTCAAAACTATCATACTTTAGACCTGAATAATTGTCTATCATATATTTTAGATTTTTTACGTGCCAGTCAGTAAACTTGTTGCCAAATTTTACACAAATTATTCTCATTTTAAATCATCTTTTGTTATTGCAACACCTATTTTGCCTTGTGTTTTTTCTTTAAACTCTTTATGTTTTTCTTTAGGAAGTAAGTAATGGTCTTTTTTAGTTACTTTATCATTTAAATCACTACCGCAATATTTTTTACATATTAAAGGTGCTTCATCTGGTCTTTTTTCTAACATATCCCACCATTTATTAAACACTTCTCCGTGCATTATTTCCATAACAGAATCTTGTTTGTCAATATGCCATTTAGGATCATAAAATTCAGCAATTTTAGGGTCTTTCCACGCCCAAGGATTATCTACCCAACAACAAGGTACAAGATAGCCTGTTGCTGTAAATGCAGGTTGTCTATCAGATAAAAAACATTTAGGTTGAAATTTTTTAGCTCTATCAGGTTTACCTTTTTGTCCATTATACCAAGCAGGTTTATTTTCTCTATCTTTTTTATACATCTTTTTTAGTCTCCCAAGGTCTGACTGTCCACCATTTAGGATTTTTTGGTTTCATAGGATCAGGTTTGTTTCCATCATTCCACCTAGAGGATGCCATAAATCTTAATATTATACCATTGTCATCTGCCAACTTTGATGCTTCTTCTAAATGGTCTTCATTATAACTAAAAACAATATATTGCCAAACACACTTTATTCCTTTACTTCTTGCTAAACACATCATATTAAATAAATGTTCTCCATCTTGGTTTTTTCTATGTAAAAAACTTTCATATGGTAATCCATCTATTCCAAACATCCATCTGGCATTTGTATTAGCGTCAAAAACATCATTCCACCATTTTTCAGGTCTTTGAGATGCTGCTGTATGTACTGAAACTGTTTTATTTTTTGTTTTACATATTGTTAATAATTCTTTTAAGTGTGGATTAAATATAGGATCAGATATTTGACCACAAAAACTAAATCCTGTAAAATAATCTGATAATTTTTCAAACTGTTCTATAGTTAAATTATTACCAGGTATTGTTTGATTTCTATTTTTAAACCATTGTCGCATACATTTAGGACATTCTAAAGTACACAAATGACTAATATCCATTGTACAAGTTCTTTTATATGTAGGTATCATTTCCAATATTTCTTTATAAATTCAGCATCACATTCGTGTATAGTTTTTCCTACACCTGCAAAATGACATATTTTGATTTGTGGATTCACATCATCTAAAATCATATAATCAGTATTAAATTTATCACAATACATTCTATTTAATTTAATATTTTCCATATAGTCATTAGTATATTTGCATAACCATTGTTGAGGAGTTAAAGTTAATTTTGCTTTATGTTCTTCAATTTTCCAATTAACATAATTTTGTTCACCATAATATTTTGCTTGTACTATATTTTTATTATAATAATGTAACTGCCAATATTTAGCAGCTTTTACAAAGTCATCCCAAACGTATTTTAATGTGCCTGATTTAAATTTATAAAATCCTCCATTAATTTTTAATTTTGTGTTCCACCATTGACCGTATGTTAATATTTCACCATCATCTACTTTCCAAGTTAATAAATCATCTATGTTATTTACAATTATTTGATCTATGTCCATAATAATAATATCATCACCTGGTTGTTGATACGCAAACTGTGGACTAAAGAATTTTAATTTATGCCAATGTTTTTTAATTTTGTCGTAATGATTATAGGGTAAAACAACGTCAGCTTCAACATCTTTATTATCACTAATACAAATAAACTGAAAAGATACGGTAGAATTTCTTTTTAAACTTCTATATAATTTTCCTACATAATCAGGTGTATAAAAACCTTCAAAATATACTGTACATATCTTAAGCATTATAAGTTCTCCATACTATGTCAAATCTTTTATTAATTGTATGTACAAATTTTGTTTCTTTTGGAATAAAAAGTTCTTTATCGAAGAAATAATGCCATTGATTATCTAACCATTGTATAGGAACATTGTTTTCATTTATCTTAACACTAAACAATGTTTCATTATCAAAACCAAAAAAGTCAACAATTTTTTTAGGAAAAATATCGTAATTAGTTCTTAAATTATTCATCATTGTTATTTCATCATCAAAGTTTTTAAAATAATTAAGTCTATTTAGATGATCTTTATTAATGCCTATTATACCTGTGTTTATTACATTATTAACAGGACTTAAATTTTTTTCTAATAACATTGCTTGAGCATTATAATATTTTGATGTTGGACTTCTAATAGTTTGAGATGATTCACTTATAGATTCCATAGCTCTGACTTTATGTGTATTATGCAATATTGCAATTCCTTTATCTAATTTCCATTTGTCAAAAAAGTTTTCAATAGTAAGAGGTACGACATCAAAATCTAAATATAATATTTCATCATATTGTTTAGATAATTCATATAGTAAATGTATTTTATAGAAATTTACCACATTATAAGTTGTGATAAAAGGATATTTTTCTTGTAGATTTTTTTGAAATAAAACAAAGTTTGTATCATATTCAAACATTTTAAAAGGTACACCTATTTTATCAGCATACCATTTTTTACAAGCAATTAACTTTATATAATTTTCTTTTAACTTTTGTTTTGTATTTAAATTGGTTGGAGTTTGACCTTCTTTTAAAATATTTTTATCAAAAAAGTCTAATTCTTTTTCTGGTATGTCTATGTAAAAACTATATATTATTCGTGCCATTTTATTACATCATCAAATTCAGGTCTCATATATTGTCTTTTTAACTTTACATTGCCGTCTACTTTATAGTTTAGTGTTGTGTCAGCATAACCTAAACCTAACATTAAAAAAGGGTCATCTTTTTGTAAAATTATATTTAAAGGTGTATGAGTAATTTCTTTAGGATTCTCATTACATTTACAAAATGAAGCGTCTATATTAATATCATTTGCTAATATACTAACAACATAGGAATGTATTGCAGGACCATAAGCTGCTACATCTTTACAATAAGGATATTTTTTTCTTAAACTTATAGTTCTTCTATCAAAATGATAAGGTTCCTTTCTATAAACTAAAAGATAAGGCGCTAAAACTTGACTATTATATTTTTCAAAACCTGATCTTGTTTTAGTTAGATTTTTTTTGTATTCACCATATAGTTTAACTTGTTCTTCCCAAGGAAGTTTTCTAGTTTCTTTATTACATACGGTTCTAATACATAAATCATCTTTTTCATTAAACCAAGAAGGACCATAAACATCTATTTTAAAATGCCATATATCATTTTTTATAGGTGCAACTTCAATTGATTTTTCAAGTATGTTTATTATATCTTCTTTTTTAGGTATAACATCTTGTTTAAAAAATCTAAAGTTGCTTCTTCTTTCCAAAGTCGTATTAATGCTCATATAAATATTTATCAGGATAAAAATATGAATTTTTTGAAAATATTAAAAACAATAGATAATTTAAATAGTGATCCTATAATTAAATCTATTATCAATTCAGTAAACAAAGACCAGATAGAAAATAAAAAATGGTTAATTGAAAAGTTAACACCTTATTTACATCTATATGAAAAACCTAAAATTTTAGTTGTAGCAGGATGGTATGGAATGTTAGCTAATATGTTATCAAAACAAATTGATGATGAAGTACATACATCTGATAGAGATGTTAATTGTACTGAAATAGGTATTAAAATGTTTGATAATAAAGTTAAATTTAAAACAAAAGATATTGCTGATTATAAAGAACATCATTTACAAGAATATGATGTCTTAATATGTACCTCTTGTGAACACATAGATGACTTATTAATTAATTCATTTATAAGTAAAAAAAGAAAAGATAGTCTTGTAGTGTTACAAAGTAATAATTATATTGGACTAAATGAACATATAAATTGTAAAAAATCATTACAAGATTTTAAAAATTCTATTAATATTAATGTGCAATATGAAGGAATAAAGTCATTTGAAAAGTATGATAGATATATGATTATAGGAACATAAATATATTTAAGGAGATATAATGGCAAAAACAAGAAATTTGATACAGACAAGACCTAATACAGATGTTGCATTTTACACACCTGATACAAATGCTTTAAATAAAATTACTGAATATGTTAATGCAGGAAAAACATCTGGATTAGTAACAACTGTATCTGAAGACAATCTGACACAAACATTAAGTTTGACATTTAATACAGACGAAGATTATAATAATTTTAAATTAGAAGACGATACAATTACTTCTTCTGCTAAAAGGATTTATTATTGTCAAAACAATTTAATTGCATTTAGTGTAGAAGAAATTTAATCTTAATTTTATATTATGAAAACAACGCACAAACTTTTACTCAATCTATTTCATATTCTGTTGAGGCAGGTGTTTAGTTAAAGGTATATTATCTTTTGTAGCAGATACATTCTGAATACACAAGGGATTTTTCGGATCACAAGTTTCATACATATCAGGCAATACACGATAACCTAAATCAATAGGTAATTGTTTTGTTAATCTAACAATAGCATTTCTTTTTCTTTTGTCTTGTACAGAAAAGAAACAATCATAACCTCTTTCAACTGCCCATTTTGTATGATAAGGTATAATATATTGTAATGCTGGTTTTAAAGGATTTACAATTGATTTAGTCATATAGTTTTGTCTATATTCTTGTTTAGTATATAATCTATCTGCTACTCTAACTAAATTATTTCCAAAATCAGTAATACCTGCAAAACTAATTACCTCATCACCTCTAGTTAATTTTGTAAATATTAAATATTTGTTCCAACGCTTTTTCATCTTATCTACATTATAATTTGAAGCGTTAGGGTGATTTGATTTAGACGCAATCTCACACAACCTTATATACTCATCAATATATGTTATCTCTTGTACAACGCAATTTTCCATAAATGTCTTTTTGTTCCACCATTTTCTCTTTTGTGATTAGTTGCTTTATTATTATAAATTAATAATTGTCCTTTTTGCCATTTGTGTCTATGTATTCTTTTTGGATCATAAAGTTTTTCTTTAATCATTTGCATTTCAGGTAAATTATTATATGCCTCGCAATAATAAAGATATACACCTCGTCTATCTCCTTGTATTAATTTGTGTTCTACATTTCTATACTTTCTTCTAAACCATCTTCTCTCTACCTCATTTCTAAAATGATAACCGTATTGGTTGTCGTGTATAAATCTATTCATATCAAATTGTACTAAATCATTTTTATGATCTCTATAATAATCAGGTATGTCTTCAAGTATTCTACTATCTACAAATAAAGTATCGCCTGCGTCTTCATCTATATCAACAGAATATAACGCAACATATTCAGGCGGGTTTTCAGAATAACCTTTATCTATGTGCCATTCTAATTCAGTATTACCTTTTAAATTTTCTTTTGCTAATGATCTTTCATCACTTACAATATTAACAAACATTTGATCCATAGGGTCTTGTGGAGAAGGTGTAAAAAATGTTTCTAAAAAGTTCCATATTTTTACTTGACTACAAGGAACATTTTCAATGACGGTTAAATCAACATCATTTTGTATTAAATTAAAAACACTTCTATTATTCCAATCTAGGCGATTGTGTTTCATCTATTCCTCCATAATATTCAAAGAACGGTTCTATTTCATAATTTTCAGTTATGATACCTCTTCTTTTATTCTTTGCAAGTGGTAGTCCATCATCATCAATAGTCCAATCAGTTACTTTACCACCCATTTTACCTACTTCAGTTTCAAAGTATACCATACAAGTATTAGACTCTTGTATGCCGTCTATCATAAAATTAGGTATAATCTTTTCATCTGTAAATTTACCAAACTCTTTTTTTATAATTCTTATTAATTCATCTATACTAAATGAGTAAGTATCTAAAAAGTTTCCCATTTTTGCAACTGATTTAATTCTAATTGTAAGAGGAAAACTAACACCTATTCTTCTGTTATATTTTTGACACAATTTAATAGTATGATTTATTAACGGATTTATTATATGTAAGTTCGTAGGATCAACAATTATGTTTATATGTGGTACTATCTTATGTTTTATACAATATTCTAATGCTCTTGTTTTTAGTTTTGCATATTTACCATTATCAAATCTTTTATATACTTCATCATCTAAACCACCATTCATACTCAAACCCAACCAGTTAAGACCTGATTTTTTTAAATCAATAACATATTGTTCTTGTCCTAATTTTAATCCATTAGTAAGTATTTGTGGTCTATGTTTATATTTCTTTGCAACTTTAATCATTTCAAATAGACCGTCATTCATAGTAGGTTCGGCACCTATAAATCTTATATCAGTTCTCTTTGGTAATTTTTTAAATACATCTTCAAGTTTTTTAGGGTCTACATCTACAAATTTAGGATTGTTTAACATATCACCAAGATAACAATTAGCACATAACATATTACACTTATATGTTGTTTGTACTGCTAAAATAGGAAACGTATTTTGTTCTGGTTTCATTTTATAAAATCTTTTACTGTTTCAAAGTCTTTATCAACAAACATAATACTAAAAAGTATTCTATCAGTTTTACATTTTTCAACATAATGTTCATATTTACTAACATTTAATAAAGCACAATCATATTTAAATTTTTCACCGTCTATTACAACATTTGTATCATCTTTACTTAATTTAATATTAATTCTACATAAACATCTTTCATCTTTATGTGGATTTACTTCTTCACCAGAAAGTTGATGATAATATCCAACGCCTACTTTACCATTGACTTTAAAAGAATAATGATGTTTTAAAAATTCACCATAAGAACCTACTTTAAATGATCTTCTCCATTTACCCATTTCTTTCATAAATTCTTGTGGATTAGAATCTTTAAATTCTTTTAATAATAATTCTGTTTGATGATTATGTTTATAATGAAAAATTTTATTACTCATTTTACAAATTGTTTATCACAATCTTTTAATATAGATTCATACATCATATAATTAGGATTATCAAAATAAGTTTTTGCGTGATCTATTAATCCTTTTTTATCTAGTATATTATATATATCTTCCCATTTATTCCTTATTGCATACTTTAAAACAAGTCTAGGTTTTTCTTTTGTAATAACACTATGTACTTTAGAACCTACATCAATCATAGCGGCTTCATATGTGTATGTTTTACCCTCTACTATGATTTCAGGTGATTCGTCAAATAGATTTAAATTAATACCAACTACTCTATCAATATCAATATGATTAATTAAAGTAGAGTTTTCAAATTGATATGAAAATCTAGGTTTGATATTTAAGTTTTCAATACCTAAATCTTTTGTTACAGGTCTAACTATTTCAGTAATACCAAAAACTTTATACCAAGTCTTTAATACTTTATCACCTTTTCTATGATAATCCCCTTTGTCGTAATTTTCATAAAATGCTTTTTTATATTTTTCTTTATCTATTTGATAATTAAGATGTAACAACATATTTGATTTCTTTTGCAACTTGTTCAAATGGTTTATCAGGTATAGAAAACTTTAAAAGTATTCTTTCTTTATTATCAGTTTTTACAGAATGTTCTTTTTGTAAATTGATAAGTGCCTGTTTATAGAAATAATCTTTGCCCTCTATATTGATAGGTGTTGCGTCATCTGATAGTATAATATTTACAGCACATTGAGTACCAAAGTCTTTGTGTTTGCCAAGTTGCCAGTTAGATTGTTGAAAGAAGAAACGAGGTTTGCCTACTATGTTGAGATCAAACATAATCTTTTTAATATAATCACTTGTATGATGAGATACTAACCATTCATCAAAATGATAGTTGTGGCCACCTTCCCAAGGCTTTGCATTTTCTCTTGCTTTGTCAGATTCTAGTAGTAAAATATCTCTATTAATGGGGTAATTTAAATGTATCAAAGGTTTCATAGACTTATTTATATCGTATAAATATAATTATAATCATTAATCTATATGAATATAAATAAAAAAGAGAAGTTAATAATAACATCTGACAATAGACTAGTAAGAGTTGAAGAACAAAGATATATTATAAAAGATGGTAAATTAATCTCTCAAAAAAAATTATCTAAGGAAAATAAAGTAAAAAATGGCTAAACAATCTATTGATCTAGGAACAACTCCTAATGACGGTACGGGTAGTAATTTACGTGTAGGTGGTGACATTATTAATGATAACTTTAATGAAGTTTATACTACTTTAGGAGATGGTTCAGATTTAGCATTTGATCTAACAGGAGTTACAAACGGTCAAACTTTAGTTTACAATTCATTTTCATCAAAATTTGAAGCTGGAAATGCTGGTGGTTCATTTACGTTATCTGGAGATGGTGGATCAAATCAAACAATTTCTAGTGGAGATACTCTTACTGTTACTGGTGGTACAGGTATTTCAACAACAGGAGTTGCTACTGATACTCTTTCAATTGCTATTGATAATACAGTTGTCACTTTAACTGATTCACAAGTTTTACAAAATAAAACAATAGATACTGCAAACAACACAATCACAGTTGTTGAGGCAGACATTTCTGATTTAGGTTCTTATATAACTGCCACAAGTTCTGATGTGCTACAGAATAAAACAATTAGTGGTTCTTCAAACACACTATCTAATATTGCTAATTCAAGTTTAACAAATTCATTTATTACTATTAATGGTACATCAATTTCCTTAGGAAATAGCGGAACAATATCAGCTGGTACCGATTGGCAAACGGGAGTTGTTGCAGATGGTTCAACTGTAACTGCTGCAGCCGCTGGAGAAGGATATTTTATTGATACGACATCTTTTGCTCACACATTACAATTACCTGCGTCACCGACAATTGGTGATGAAATAAGTATCATTGATGTTGCAGGTACTTTTGATACGAATAGTTTAACAGTAGATAGAAATGGAAAGCCAATAGCTGGTGCTGCATCCAATTTAACCGTATCAGTAGAAAGAGCAGGATTTACATTGGTATTTTATGATAATACTCAAGGTTGGGTATTAAAAAATAAATAATATACAAGTATAATATAACACTATTTAACACTTATGTTGATTTAGTAACTAAGGTTATAGATGTTGTATAAATAAAATTATAATATGTTATTTAATGTACAGGAGCGTAAATGAAAAAATTATTTTGGTTAGTGGCGATGCCTCGTTCAGGCAACACACTCTTTGGTTCTTTAATGAATCAAAATCCAGACATAGGCGTGACCGCCAATTCAATCACATTAGAAGTAATGAAAGATTTGTTTTTATTAAAACAAACTGATGTCTTTCAAAACTATCCTGACGAAAAATCTTTAGACAATGTATTAGATAGTGTCTATGATAATTACTACAAAGACTGGAATTACAAGTACATTATAGATAGAGGACCTGTATCTGCACCAGGTAATCTTAAGTTAATGAAAAAACATTTTAATCAACCGATTAAGTGTATTGTACTGTTAAGAGATGTTTTAGACGTTCTAGCGTCTTATATGAAGTGGTATAAGAACAATCCTAGTTCATTTGTCAATAGATATGGTTGTAAAACAGATGATGAAAAATTAGGTATGTTAATGAATAAAGATGGCGCCATCGCAAAAGATTTAGAAGCAATTAAAAATTTACTACAACCTGAAAATAAACATATGGCTTGTTTTGTAAAATATGATGACTTGATTGCCGATCCTAGAACCCAACTAAATAAAATATATAACTTTTTAGAGATACCTTATTTTGAACATAACTTTAATAATTTATCTCAACTACAAGTAAATAATAGAAGTTATGATGATAAGATTGTGGGTAATAATATGCACACAATTAGAACAAATGGAATATATAAAGAGGATAATCCATATCGTTCTATGATACCTCAGCGTATCATTGATAAGTATGGACATATAAGATTTTGATATGAATGATATAAAATTTAGCTTTATCTTTTTAGGACAATCTGTTTTGAGATATGAAGTACCACTAGAGATATTTCATACAATCAATGCTATTTACGAAGCAAACTTTAAACAACTAGCGCCAGCAAATAGACAACTTGTCGGTAAGATTGAAAACGAACACTCAATCTATTACGATGGTGAAGATACATCTAAAATGCACCGTCATAGTTTAATACCATTAAATGTACAACAATGGTTTATGAGTGTGTTTCAACATTATTTAACTTGGAATAAAATAAGAAATCCACATTGTCATTTAAATAGTATTTGGATCAATGAAATGAAACAACACGAATATAATCCTGTACACGTTCACCAAGGTACAATGTTTACTGGTTTATCTTCAGTAATGATATTAAAACTACCAAGTACCTATGGTAAAGAATATTCAGCAGAACAACAACCTCAAAATGGTAAACTACAAATACTTGGTTCAGCCTCTGGTCAATTTTCAAAAGTAGATTATCAACCAAAAATTAAAGAAAGAGATTTTTATATTTTTCCGTACGATATGCGACATTGTGTATATCCATTTAACGGAACAAACGAAGTTAGAAGAACATTAGCCGCAAACTGTGATGTTCAGTATAACCCAATTGATAACAGAGGAGCAATATAATGAGTGGAATGTATGAAAATGTAAATATGAAAGAACCAAAATGGAAGAGTTGGATAGTACAAACAACAACACCTTTATTTACACCAGATCAATGCAGACAAATTATTGAATCAGGTAGAGCACAGAAACCACAACAAGCACAAATTAGTAAGGGTAAACTAGGTGGTGGAACTGATACCAAAAAAAGAGTAACAACAATTACTTGGATACCTTTTAAAGAAATGCCACATATGTATAGAGATTTACATAACTTTATACAAGCAGCCAATGAAAATCATTTTGGATTTGGTGACATAAGAGTAACAGAAAACGCACAATTTACAGAATATCCAGAAGGTGGTTTCTATGATTGGCATATGGACTGTGATGTCACTATGGCACACGAGCCACCAGTAAGAAAAATATCAATGACATTATTACTCAATGATCCATCAGAGTTTGAAGGTGGGGATTTAGAACTAATGGCGCCAGGTAACTATGCGAAACTAAAACAAGGTCACGCTATTATATTTGCATCATTTTTAAATCATAGAGTTAATCCTGTAACTAAAGGTATGAGACAATCTTTAGTTTGTTGGTTTGGAGGTAAACCATTTAGATGATTAGAGAAGAATTTTTTCCTACCAGTGTTTTTGGTAAAGACATAAAATTAGATAATGATAAATTAGCACAAGACATAGTCAAGTGGTCTAATCAAGATCAAGGATTACAGAAAACAAATTACAAAGGTTGGCACTCTACAACCAATATGTCACAAAAACCAGAGTATCAACCTTTGGTTAACGAGCTAGTAATTATGTGTAAAGAAGTATTTGATGAAGAATGGTTGGATAAAGAACCTGTACTTGGTAATATGTGGGCTAACATAAATCCTAAAGATGGAATGAATCAACCTCACATACATCCAAACTCATTATTTTCAGGTGTGTACTATGTTAAATCAAACCCACAAGCAGGAAGATTAAAGATATATGACCCAAGACCAGGAGCACAAATAGTAATGCCTAATCGAAAACAAGGTCAACCTCCTAAGCATTTATGGAGAGATGTAAACTTCGATCCATTTCCAGGACGTATTATAATGTTTCCATCTTGGTTGTGGCATAGTGTTGAGCCTAACCAATCAGATGATATAAGGATATCAGTAAGTTTTAATTTTATACAACAAGGATTTAAATAATGAACGAAGAATTTAAACAAAAAAAATATCAAGTAATCAAAAATGCTATTCCTTATGAATTAGCAAATTTTTGTCTAAACTATCTTTTATTAAAAAGAGATGCCGCAGGATTTATGTACAAAAACAATATAATCGCTGATACTGGTATGTGGGGAACTTGGAGAGATCAACAAGTACCCAATGTGTATTCTCACTATGCTGATCCTGTTATGGAAACTTTATTAATGAAAGTATTACCTGTGATGAAACAACAAACAGGTTTAGACTTAATACCAACTTATTCATATACAAGAGTGTATGAAAGAGGTTCTATTTTAAAAAGACATAAAGATAGACCAAGTTGTGAAATATCTACAACACTTAATTTAGGTGGCGATATGTGGCCTATTTTTATTGATCCAACTGGTTCTAATAATGTTATAGATGAATATAAAAATATACACAAACCTACCGCACCAGCAGTAAATAGAGTAGATTTAGAACCTGGTGATATGTTAGTTTATAGTGGTTGTGAGTTAGAACATTGGAGAGATGAGTTTATGGGTAATATGTGTGCTCAAGTATTTCTACATTATAATCATTTAAATGGACCATTTGCTGAGAAAAATAAATTTGACGGAAGGCCATTATTAGGTGTTCCTGCGTTTGTAAAGTAGTATAAATATAACAAAGTGAGGATATTATGACTGAACAAGTAAAACAAGATAAATTAACAATTGATGGTAAAGACTATATTATAAGTGAATTACCATTAGATGTAAGAAACACAATTGTTGCTAGACAAGAAATACAACAATCTAAAGTAAGACACTTGATTGAAATAGAAAAGATTGAAGTATTGACTAATTACTATAACGAAAAGATTAAAAAGGGATTAGAAGAAAAAGATGGCAGCAACAGCGAATCTAAGGATTGATAAAGGAGCAACCTTTTCAAGCGATATAACCGTTACTGGAAGTGACGGAAATGCCTTTGATTTAACAGGTTATACTGCGAGTGCTAAACTGGCTCAAGGCTATACGAGCACTCGTACAAGAATGTCTTTTACAACCACTATCTCCGCAGATGCGACAAAGGGTGTAGTAACTCTTAAACTAACAGCAGATCAAACTAACACACTTGAAGCTCCCGCTAGATATGTCTATGATGTTGAGATATTAAAGACTTCTGATAGTACAGTCACTAGAGTTATTGAAGGAATTATTACAGTTAGTCCATCAGTTACCGTTTAATCTTTAATAAATAGTAATTATAAATATACATTATAAAAGAGAGAGAGTAATGGCTATAATTAGAGCGCAAATAAATTCTAATAATTCTTCAGGTCCTAGACAGGTTTCTGTTACAGTACCTAGCGCCGGTACTTCTTCTACTTTTAAATCGTTAAATGACGTGAATGCCACATCTTTAGAAGATGGTGCCTTAATTCAATATGACTCTGCTACAGATAAATTTATAACAAAAACAACAATAGATACTGCCACAGGAACATTAAAACTAAGCGGCGGCAACTTTTAAAGGAATTAACAAATGGCAACAATTATTCAGATAAAACGATCCTCTGGAAATAGTAAACCCTCAGCACTCGCCCAAGGAGAACTAGCGTATTCATACGGTACAGGTGGTAGTTTTGGTGAACAACTTTTTATAGGAACAGGTGTAGAAACAGACGGCGAAGCAGCCAATATAGATGTAATTGGTGGTAAGTATTTTACAGACAAATTAGATCATGCAATTGGCACACTAACAGCTTCATCGGCAATAATAACAGATTCAAATAACGCAATTGATACACTTAATGTAGGTAATTCTACAACAGTTGGTGGAACAATTAAATTTAATGAAGGAACTAATAACGGTGCTCATTTTGTTGCCTTAAAAGCACCTAACAGTGTTACTTCAGATATTACATATACTTTACCAGGTAGTTTTAGTAATGGTCAGTTTTTAACAACTGACGGTTCTGGTGTTTTAAGTTTTGCTGCTATTCCATCAGGTTCATTTATAATTGCTGCTGATAGTGGTTCAGACGATACATTTACAACTGGCGACACGTTGACATTCGCTGGTGGCACTGGTATTGATACTACTGTAAGTAATGACCAAATTTCTATTGCGATTGATAGTTCAGTTTTAACTAACTCATCAACTCATACTTTAACAAACAAAACTTTTGACGCTAATGGTACAGGTAACTCAATATCAAACATAGAAGTTGCTGATTTTGCTTCTGGTGTTTTAGATACTGATTTAGCTTCAGTATCAGCAAGTGATGATACACTTGCATCTGCGAAAGCGATTAAAGCTTACGTAGATAGTCAAGTTGCTAACCAAATGACTACCATCACAATTGCTGATGATAGTTCAACAACATCTACAATTACTGAATCAGATACATTACAATTCTTAGGTGGAACAGGTATTAGTTCAACTGTTTCTGGTGATAGCGTTACATTTGCTATTGACAATACAGTTACAACAAACTCTGGTACTCAAACACTTACAAACAAAACAATAAGTGGTGCTTCAAACACTTTATCAAACATTGGTAACTCATCATTAACTAACTCTACAATTACAGTAGCTGGTAATAGTGGTTCTAATGCTGTTGA